GTCCCGGAGTACATGCACAATGGCCGCCATCTTGCCAACGTTGAAATCCATGCCGATATACAGCGGCTCGCCTGCCTGCTCCTCGTCGGTGCAGCCATTAAGCCGGCGATCGAACTGGTGATAGATGGTGCCGCTGGTCAGGTTGGTAAAACGCCCACGCAAGTACGCCTTAATCAGCTCTGGCGGATAGGAGTCCATCAGCGAAGGGATGTAATCGTGGGGAAGGTTCGCTTCATTATCGAATGTCGAGGCCTGAATCAGCCCGTACAGCGTCGCTAGTTCAGGCTTATCCCGTACGGCTTTAACAAACTGCTGATAGACGAACTTGAAACCTTCCGGCGTGGTAGTGACATCGATGCCATTGCGCAGGCCGTCCACCTTGTAACGCATACGGGCGATGATTTTTCGCCATGCCTGCTGCGCTTTAGCGGCAGCCATAACATCCAGCTCGTCAACCATCGCGTTGCCGATTTTAAAGCCGACAATAGAGCCAGGTTTCTCCATCGAGCGGCAAATTGTAGTGCCTCGATACTGGCTTCCGGCGTAGAAGTGAACCTCTTTGTTCCCCTCATTGATTTTGACGTTCATCCCCCAGTCGAAAGCCACTTCTTCGACCGTCGGATAGAAAATGTCACGGATCTGCGGATAGGTCGGCGCGAAGTAGCCCTGGTTTATTTTGGGAAACTCCCACATTCCCTTGCAGATGCCGCCGCAGCCAACCCACGTCTTTCCAGAACCGAACCCGGCAACATAGGCCTTAAACTTATGCGGCATAGCGAGGAAACGCGCCTGGGGAACATTAAGCGTCGGCGCTATCATCACGAACCCTCGCGTCTACCACGTTAATGTTGATTGCAACTGGTGCCGGGACATCGTCATCAGGATCGGCCGCCAGCTCTTTCCGGAGCTTCTCCACCTCCAGCTGCCGGCGCTCGATTTCAATTTGCTGAATCCGCTGCGCAAACTCGCTATCAGCAAGTCCAAGGCGCTTCATCACAGCTTCATACATACGCTCACGGCTTATGGCCGTTATCTCAACGCCATTCTTCCCAAGCTTCACACCGGAGTAAGCCAGGGCTGCATCAGGGGGAAGCTTTCGGGTATCGGCGAAGTATGGCTGCCCTATTCCGTCGCCATTGCAGCGTGGGCAGTCAGGGTTAGGCTCGCGATTGTGGTCATAGCCATAACCGCCAGGGTCTTCCGGGAGTTTTGCACGTTCGTTGCCTTCAACCTTCGCGATAGCCTCGTCGAACTCTACAGCGTCGCGCCATTGATAGTGATGACCGAAGCCCCAGCAATAGCGACAGGCGCCGCGACGATACTGCGAAAGCTGGTTTGCATCGAAGGTAGCGAGTTGCCACATCTGCGCGAGGACTTCATCGGCGCTGCCGAGAGTGCGCTCTATGGAGGCTTTCTGCTGCTGCGCAATAGCCTGCGCAACGTTAGGATTCGCCAGTAGTTGGCGGCCATAGTTTGGGTCACTGTAGCCAGCTCGTTCAGCAGCAGCGGTGGCATTCTGGTCCTTGAGGTATTCAGCAATAAAGCGTTTTACCTTCGGACTCATTTTGGCGTCCACCAGCTCTTCTGCGCACTTCTCTTTCTGCGCAGTGCGCAACTTCTTCTGCGCAGGTTTTTGCGCATTTTGCGTAGTTGGTTTTTTGAGATATCGACGTGCGGTCGCGTAGTTCAGTCCCTGCGCTTCACACCACTCCTTCGGTGATACGCCGGTTACGGCATGATCGGACAGGAACCGTTGCTGAAGCACGCCCCAGTCCGGTTTTGCCATAAACTGTTAATCCTTTTCGAGCATTTTAAATACCGCCAACGATGCCGCAGCTTGGCCCGTTTCGACATCCTCATTGATGATTGCCAGGATGCGTTCAGAGGCGGCCTCGATTTTGTCGCGCATCTCTTCCGGCAGTTCGCTTAATGCGCCTTTAAACATCAGGTATCGGGCTTTGTCTTGTGCTTCAAGTGCCATTGGTTAACTCCGGTGTTTGTTACGCCATTACGATGGGTCTGCCCATGGTGATGGCAATAAAAAAAGCCCCGCAATGCGAGGCTGTATGGATTTCCTATGCTTAAAACCCAGAGGAGAGACTGTGTCAGAACCTCAGGGATGAGGTTCTATTTATGGTTATGTCGCTGTAGCCACAATAGCACACCAGTCAATACCAGGAATCGTCTTAGTTGAGTGCGCCTTCGCTTGTTAAATCACATACATAAATCATATTTAGTACTCCCTGCTAGGCTCCTACCTACACCAGGGAAACCCATGGAGCTGTATCATGACCCACATGAGCACACTCAACAAAAAAGTCTGTTAATAGCATGTCTTGCCCTCTCTCCAGAGGGCATTTTTTTACCATTATCAAGCCCACCAGCAGACGAGCTTTGGACTGGCCTATTCAGCTGGTCAAATATCGATGTAGCACTCTTTGCCCTGCTCGAATTGTTCATATGCCGCTGGGTTAGAGATGTACATTTGCTATAGATCGCCAGACGTAAAGTGGGATCACGTTTTCTTTTTAGGAGTATTGGCGATTACAGGGCACAATTGGATTGTACGGTGGGAGTCGTCATCCGCTTTCTGAATGAAGTGATAGCGGTATTTAGCGCGACCGGACATGTGGAAATCCTCATTCAGTAAAAAACCCCGCTAATGCAAGGCCATCTGGCAGTGATTCGCTGCTCCATGTTGTGTTTACGATGCCAGAACTTACTTAAGCAGCCTGTTTGCGGCTTCGACGACTTCACGGGACGTTAATTCCCTATCAGAGGCTACACAAAATTCAGTATGATCACCGGTGATAGAGTGCACTCCTGCAAACATAATTTTCAGGTGAGCCTCTTCTCCATTTGGGTATTCACGAAGAATACTGGTCGTTCCATATATAACTTTTTGGACCATTACAGGCTCATTGTTGAAGAACACCAGTACATTTCTCATGGTTTTCCCTTAGCTGGAGAAAAGGCCACGCGAACGTGGCCTTTGTTTAATATCAGCTGATAGATCGTAAACCTCAGGAGCCACCCAGAAGATTCACACTATCTGCACTGCTGATAACCCGAGCTTATGATGCTGGTAAGGCGGGGGTAAACTGAGTCTACAGACTAATGAGAATTAAACAGCGTTTTAAGAGAGAAGATGGTGATTCGGTTGCCCCAGTACGTAATGCTACGTGATTAGTCTGATGCAGCAGAATATATGACCATCAGAAAAACCCTTATCGTAGGCATTGAGTACGGATGTATTCCTGCAGCGTTCTCAGCGCTGTCTGGTCGCTGATAATGCCGGATCGGATACCGAGAACGTTTCGTCCAGCAACGTCAGAGAGTTCGACGGTGGCATCATGGCCCAAGCCGGAGGCGCTGGCGGTTTCGGTTGCGGCTTGCACTGGACACCTGCCTTTGACGAGCACCCGGCCACCACTATCAAGCTTGCGCTGCAGAGCAGCATTTTCATCATTCGCATTTGCGAGCTCCTTCGAGTACTTGGCATCCAGTGCAGCGACATCACGCTGCCGGGTTTGCATGTCGGTGATGGTGGAGTTTGCCAAGGACAGACTCTGCTCAGCATCATCAGCGCGTTTCTTTTCCGCCTGATACTTATCGTGATAGTGGCTGGCAGACCAGACAATGCCGCCCAGCACGCTCACCGTGAAAGCGAAAATGATTATCTGGTAATGGATCTTCATTTCTGACTCCACTCACACACTGAGCGCTCTATCTCGCGTCGGGTGATCAGGCCCTTCCAATGTTGCCCACCAGCATACGTCCAGCGCTGAAGCTCTTTGCAGGCACCCGGCACGTCTCCGGAGTTCAGCTTTTTCAGCAGTGTGGATTTGCCGAAAGCGCCAGCGCCCACGTTATAGGTGAACGAGTAAAGCGCCGCCCTGGTGGTCTCAGGGATACGAATCTTAATCAGCGGATCGATGGCCACTGCAACCTTGCGCAGGTCTGACTGCAGCAGAGCGTCACACTCTTTGTCGGTGTAGCGATGACCGCGGCGAACATCAGCGCCAGTGTGCCCATCGCATACAGTCCAGACGCCAACGACATCCTGGTACGCGTAATACCGTCGCCCTTCCAGCCCGTCAGCATTGCCCAGCATCACTGCTGCAATCGTGATAGCTCCCGAACCACCAGCGATCGCGGTTACCAGCTTATTCCTCAATGTCGGGTTCATGCCGGCTCCTGTTGCGACGGTTTTCTTCGCGGATCTTGAAGTACAAATTTGTCAGGTACGTAAGAACAGCAACTACTATGCCCACCAGCACGCCGATGGCGTTCCACTGCTCAGGGCTGTATGCGTTAAGAATGCCGTTCAACACGCTCCCCGCAGAGGCGCCATAAGCTGCGCCGGTGGTTATTTTGTCCATTCGAAACATCTCTCACCTCCGATAATTCCGGGGTGCTGTGTGTAGGTGGGAGGCCGTCAGGCACGATAGCTACGTGGCATCTGAGGGTGTATGCCTGCGGCTTTGAATAAAAAAGGCGGGTTCTGGTCTGCCATTCGATGGGTGCTTCGTTGCGCTGTGCGCTTATAGTCCCAGGCGCGGTATTTCAGATACGAAAAAGCCCCGGCTAAATGCCGAGGCTTAGAGTGATTAGCCTGACCTCGCGGATAATTCCAACTTACCGCCGTCCATTGGCGACGAGGCCAGTGGCGCGGGATGTTATAGATAACGGTTATCTGGAAATTAGCAATTAGTGCTCAAAGTGGTGCTGGTAGCGGTCCGCTGATTACTTCCGCTTCACCATTGTCGCAGATGTCATCACCCTGCGTCAGGTGCCAAACACCAGTTATGGTTTGGCCTGTTTCAAGATCTTCGGTTTCGCCGTGGGTGTAGTAGGCGACTTGCACCCTGCCGTTGTGCTGTATCCAGTAGAAGCCTTCTTTCATACTTATCGTCCTCTTCAAGCTCTGATAAAACTCATCAAGACGACAGTATCTGATCTCAAAAGACCGTGCAAAGAAGCTCATTGTTGGGTGTGATGCCGGGTGCCTCCCAGTGACTCTGCGCCAGACCACAGAACCGCGCTACTCACCTGCCTGTCTAGTCGCCCCGCCGCATAGGGGGATTCATCACAGGCACAGCCTAGTCTTCTTCCTGCCATAAAGCTATTTATATCTGTATATTTATTCAGTATGAACAAAAAGACCAACGCTGCTTTGCTGACATAGGTCATGTAAAACAAAAAGGCCGCCAATCGACAGCCTTAAAATCTGTGGTAATGGAACTGTAGTGCCGGGTGCCTCCCGGTGACTCTATGCTAGACCACAGAATCGCGTCATTCACCTCCCAGTCTAGTCGCCCCACCGCTTAGGGGGATTCACCACAGGCGCAGCCTAATCGCCTTCCTTCAATAAAGCTAACTTTATCTATTTATTTAGTACAAAAAAAAAGACCGGCGGTGCTATGTAGGTCAGAATCATGTACATCAAAAGGCCGCCAATAGGTAGCCTTAGATATTGATGATACTGAGGTTGTGGTGCCGGGTGCCTCCCGGTGACCCTGCGCTAGACCACAGAACCGCGTTCTATAAACCCGACTCGTTTCGCCTAGCCGCCCCACCGCTTAGGGGGATTCACCACCCGCGCACTGTACGTGGCTTGCATCTTAAAAGATACATTTTATTTACATCTTACACATTAATAAAAAACCCCGCCGTAGCGAGGTTCATAATTTTTAACTCTGGACATACAAAACCCATCGTTAGAAAGAAATTAACACAGATTCGGGAAAAGTAAATAGCCCACGCTTGAAACGTAAGCTATTTCTGTGACCACTATCGCGTTATCTGTTTCAGTTGCGCTTCTGCCCAGGCTTCTTCGATATCGAATTTCGTAATCAGCAGATCGTAAAATGGCTTAACCGATTTCTTCCAGGTATCCAGGCTGAGCGCGTCAGTGATTAGGCAGACGGCCGCGTATGCCTCAGTTGAAGGGATCCGCTCGTACCCTCTTCCGCCGCAGCGCTTACAGTCGGCCAGTACCGGAACACCCTGCTGATTGGTCAGTTCTTTGCTTGCCGCTTTACCGCGTCCGCGGCAGTCGCTGCATGCCGCGCTGACCTGGCCTGTTCCATTGCATTTTTTGCAGAGCACCCTGGCGGACTCTTTGACCTTCACCATTCCAGCCACGGTCATCTTGCCTTCCGGCTTGCGGAATTTATTGGTGAATACGTCGGCCTGGATGAAGCCGGCCCCGGCACAGCAATCACACTGCTTAACGCTGGCTGCGCTGCGCGAATAGTCCTCAAAGGCGAAAGCGGCCAGCTGGCGCATCACCAGTGGCTTAACTCCGGCTTCCAGCTTGCGCAGTGCGGCAACCTTATCGCATTTGGTAAGCGCATATTCAGCCAGCAGCTCGATCGCCCTCTCCCGATCGTTGTTGCTGATGCCCATCTTTCCGAGGAAAGCACTGTAGCCCATGGCAGCGCGTTCCTGCGTCATGCCCATGGCAGCCATGATATCGGTGCCGGTCAGGGAATCTGATGCTGTAGCGCGCGGGGAGTCGCTGATCATCGTGGACTTTGCGAAGTGGTATTTCACTGTGTTTTCGAGGTTCATGCTGCGGCTCCTGCCATCAGGTAGATGCGAATAAAGATACGAAGGATGCGATAGTCCACCAGCACCGTACCCGGGCGGCGATAAATGCGGAGGCGCAACCAGCGCATGCGAAGCGATTCGATCAGTTCTGGTTTCATGCGGCCACCTGCTGTTTTAGTTTTTTGAGCTTTGCGCGGTACTCATCGCGGATCCGGATGTAGTCGTCACGCTTCCATTTCGGTAATTCGTGCGGGCCCATAAGGGCATCAAAGCGGGCCTGGCCGATTTTGGCGATCAGCGCCGGGCGGTATGCCGTCAGGTTTCCGGAGAGGTGGTTATTGCAGGCCGAACACTGCTTATGGCAATTGTCCTCGTCGAAGCGCAGCTCCGGGTTAGCGCCGGTAGTGCGGAAGTGTCCTGCGTGATATTGCCCGTCATGGTAGCGGTCGCAACTGATGCATGGCTGATGCCGATCCCGGTACCGGATGAACTCGTTGAAAGATTGCTGTGCCTGGTCGCGGAAGTAACTTAACGGCTTCACTGCCTGGCGACGTTCAGCCTGCCGCGCACGCTGCGCCTTCTCCTCTTCGCGCTGGCGCTTCTTCTCAGCTCGCAGGGCCTCAGCCCGGTTCTTCGCAGTCTGCGCTTTGGCTACGGCGGTGGCGCACTCGTAGCAGCAGACCACCTGCCCGTCACGGACCGGGTGGAACCACTCGCGGCAGCTCTGGTTTGCGCACTTACGGCGGGGTTTCTTAGCCATGCTCACCCCCAGACCTTTTGGCGGAACGTACG